CTAGTACCCCAATCAGCATCTCCATCTGCTGGTTCTGCTACTCTAAGATTATTTACAAAAGTTGATGCCATAATTTATGCCGCTATCTCTGTCCAATTTGGTGTTTGAGAGGTGTCAACCGCAGGCCAATCCGTAGTTTGGTCTGGGATGATAGGTTCCCATATATTTATGGTTGCGGTGGATGCTGTCATCTCTGCGCTTGTAACACTTACTGTAACGCCTGTTCCGTCTAATACAGTGACGCTACCAACCGCAGATGTTATTTCTGACTCTGTTACAGGAACAATGGTTCCTGCGAGAGGGACTACAGTTCCTTGCCCAAGGCTTAGACCTGTAAATGCTACGTCTGTTTCGTAACCACCCTCGTTATATCCTTGGGTTATACTGTTATAACCCTTGAAGAATATGGTTACATCAGTCATCAGGCAATCCGAATAATTGCGTTGCTTGCGTCAGCGGTTGGGAATTGGATTGTAAAATCTCCAGACTGAGAGGTTTTGTCTGAACCAAAATCCAAAATTAATACTGCTCTATTAGCAGAACCTGCCGCTGTAGAAGAGTTATATATCATGGCTCCTCTAGCAGTGATCGAGCTACTGGAAAAGGTTAAGTCTGCAAAATCTGTGAGTGCTGTTGTTCCTGAAGTGGTAGGAGTAACATTAGTCAAAGCCCCTCCACCAGAACTATACCCAGTTCCAGACGCTTCATTGCTAGAAGTAAAAGCAGTGGTTGATGCGCTTAAACTTGCACTACTGGTGTATAACGCCAACTTAAATGCGTTACCAGAACCTGTAGACGTAGTAGTACCACCGCCACTTCCATTGGTAAAATTGTGAATTCCCTGAAGGAGTTCCTGCTTGAAACTGGTACAAACTGCTTGACTGATAGCCATTACATTTTCCTCAAAATTTCTGCCATGTCTTTATAGCCGCCTTTCTCAAACTCAGCGATAAGATCTGTTCTGCTACTTTTTACTGCCTCGCTCATGTAATGCTTAATTACATGCAAAACTTCTTGCTTGAAGGCATTTGCTTGTTCTTGGATAACAGGGTGGCTTTGTGAGCCAACACTAACAATAGTATTGGTAGCTCTTTCTGCCCAATGGTCTAATGACAGCCCTTCGTTTTGTGTTGCAATGACGTTTACATTCCCAGCTTGAGATGTGCTTACTTCTAGCATTATGTCCTCGCTTTTCTAACAGCCCCTGATCTGTAGCTATCGGTGGTGTCGTATCCTTCACCAAGAGACTTTAAGTTATTTAATGCTTCATCATACCTAGCCATATACATCTGCATAAGGTCAGGCTCTCCTTTTAGAAAGGTATAAGCTTCAACTAAAGAACCGTAAAGCAAGGTGCTTTCGGCATTGGTTCCTAGCCAGCTAGTTCCATCACTAGATGCTGTAATTGATTCTGGCTTGTAAAAATAATGTAACTCTGCTGTAAAAGAAGAATTTGGCGTTGGGCCTAAGATAAAGTTTTCTGCATCGAACAACGCATAGTATTTAGGAACACCCTTTGTTGTAGAAACAGGGTACGCTTCTCTTATAAAGTTAACATCCTTGAATATAAGAAACTCTTGCCCACTATTATCTAAGGTTAAAGAATAAGGAGCTAAAAAATCTGAGGGGCATTTTAAATACTTATTAGCGTCAGACATTGATCCAGTGGCATTCTTTCTAAAGTCAGGCAACTGAACGGACTTGAGTATTCGGTCTTCTGCCTGCTTAATTATATTAGGTAGATTATTAACAAAGGTTGTTTCCGTTGTTTCTAAATAATCTTGTATCGCAGTTTTAAGTGTCGTAAATGTCCATGCCATGTTATTTGCCTTTCAAGAAAGACAAAGACTCTTTAATCATTGAATCTTTAGTTTTTCTTTTATCTAGCTCCAGACCATGTTTCCTCATAGAAATTTCTAAATCGCCCTTGGTCATCTCTTGAAGCTCCGCTTTTGTCGGAACAGGAACAACTTTTTTAGCTGCTGGCTTTTTCTTTGGCGTTGCTGTAACTTTCTTAGCTGGTTGAATTTCGGCAAGTTTTTTCTCTGCTTCTTCTTTAGTCATTGCATCAAAAACAACAATGTCATACTCACCGTATTCACCGTATTCACCATCTTTTAGCTTAGTGCCAATTTGGTAAACAGGCTCCCCTGAAGAAAAATTTCCATTTTGAAAAACTTCTAACTTTGCCATGATTCTCCTTTAGCTCGTTGTTACTTTAACAGTTCCAGACTGAGCTTCTATATCTAGCCCTACAGTGCGACTGCCTAGCTGAGTAATTCCTCCACCTACAGGGTCAAAGGCAAAAAACTGTCTGCTTTCATCCAAGCCTCTATCTGGCCTTGGATCTCTTAATGATCTAGGATCATCAACTTTAATTTTGCCAAGCTGCAACTGGGGCTGATCTGGATCAACAACGTCTTTCCCAACAAGAAACCCTGTGGGTCTTTGATTGACAATCTCTGGCACAAGATCTTTTAGCTTGTACCGAAACCCTGTCATATCACAAAAACCGTAGGCATGTTTTCCTTCAGCGAATCTACTCAAAACTGATAACCTCCAGGTGATATAAACAGCGATGCCTTTCCTCTGTCACTGTCAGCCGCAAGAGTAAACTGTTCTTCGTAGTCTGCTTTTAGAAACTGTGATCTCGGTGCAGAGTCAGGAAACTTCATGCTGATTTGATACGCAAGACCAGCCACCAAACACGGCAGGAACCTAGCAGGTACATCCATGTTGTTAGACGCAGGACTTCCTGAGTCTTCTATTCTTTGCATAAAGTAATACCCAAAGGTATAAGTATCCTGATCGTCAGGCGTAGGCCAGACATGAATAGTTATGCCTGTGGGTTTTCTTTCCACATAGTATTGCAAGGGCTTGCTTTGAGTGAGCTTGTTAGATAATTGTGAGTAGTCACTAACCGATATTCTGGTCATTGATTGATCAAACTGGCTGGTTGTGCTTCCTGCATCTGTTCTTACAAATGCCTCTACTATATCTAGTATATCTGCATCAAGAGCATAAGCACTTGTGCCAGCCGTTAACGCTTTAGTGCCGTCCCTGACTGTCCACAGATTAAGGCCACGGTTCTGCCATTCAAGCATAAGAAGATTAAGACTTCTTCTAGCTGTCCTGTAGTCATAACCGCTTCTAAGTTCTCTGCCTGCTCTTTCAAACGCTTCTTCCATTGCGTCAGCTAGATCAAGATTGAATGTGTATGTGCCGCTAGTTGCCATGTTTATTTCCTTCTGGACTTAGCACCAGAACATTTCCATCGTTTTCTTGACAGATTGTTAGGGGTATTAGGATCGTTCTGCTTTTTCTTTGGCAAACGCTTCTTAATACCTAAACTCCTAGCGCAATAACTGTCTCCTTTCGATGTTCCAGGTTTAACTCTTCGGCCACCGCCTTTAGCTTTGCCAGCTTGACCGTAGCTAACCTTTTTGCCTGAAGGCGTAATTTTAACTTTTGCCTTTCCTTTAGCAGGTTTTCCACTAGCCATTATCTATGCCTCGCTGTTTTCTTAGCCACCTTCTTTGGTTGAGAAGAATGTTGCTTACCTTTCTTGGTATCTTTTCTTTTCTTCCTAGTAGTGGCGGCATATTCTTTAGACGATAAAGACTTAATGGCTTTTTCTGGGAGATACCTCTCGCCAGTGGCCTTAGAACCTTGCGTTGATGGCTTGCCTGATTTAGTACGCCATTTCTGCTTAGTCCATTTCTTCAGACTTTTTTGAGACTTTTTTAAAGCCATCAGTCTTTATATCCACCGCCAGCTTCTTTGTAAGCCTTGGCAACCATTTGTGCTTTTCTGGCACTCCATTGACCGGGCTTGCCGCCTTTGCCTCCAGCTTTAATCCTGTTAAATATACGCTTTCTAAGCGCAGGCTTGGTGTAATTACCAGCCTGATTAACTTTAGACTTAGCTTTTGGTTTAGCTTTTTTCTTTACTGCCATTATCCATAACTCTTCAATACTTTGATTATGATGCTATAAGCGTCACCATTGGTTGCGCCTATGGTTTCAAATAAAACATCACCATTCTTGCCAGAACCAGCATCATTAGGAATGCCAGAAAAGGCAGAGAAGTCTAAGAAGTCTGAGTAGTCTTGAAGTATGTGCCACACTAAACGATTGCTAGTAGCGTTGTACTTGACCTTGACTGCCATGCCTACCGTTGTAAACCATATCTGGTAAATCTCAACGCCTGTACATGCCTGTTTTGTCATAGGGTCAATAGCTAAAGACGAAACATCAATCTTAGTTACATTGCTTTCGCCTGTGCCATCACTTTCGTTAGTAAACTTAAATGTAGCAAACTTAGGGCCATCGGTTATCTTTATGGTGTGAACTGTATCAGCCATGTTCCACCCCCTTTAAGATGCGTCAGAGGAGCTACTAATTCCAAAAAACTTAAGGACAATAACTGTATCGCTACCAGGATCACCTGAAACAACAAGCTCTACTTCGTCACCGACTAAGCCGCTAGACGCTGTAGTAAATCCAGACATACCTAGCACACCGTTGCATCCAAAGAATCCTTTGAATCCTGTTGTGTTAAGGGCTGGAGATATTCCATCTACATACCCATCAGTATCAGCGTCTGTTCCTATATCATTAAGGGTAACAGAGTTGGTAGAAGCTGTAGTCACAGCAACTGTCACGCCCATAGGAATAAAGTTTGCTGGGATACCAACTGCTGACTCTTTACCAGTAGTCGCACCGTTAGCAACAGTAATAGTAGCTGTGTAAGTTTCAAGTGTCATTGTGCTTGTAACAGCACCAGTGGTTGAACTTTTTACAATATTTTTAAACCCATTTTCGGAACGAATTGGGCCGTTAAACGTAGAATTAGCCATAATATTCTCCTGTCTTGGCTAGTGTCTAATGTTCCATATGGAACGATTAGTCAGGATAAAAAACAAAAGGGGCAGGTGCGGGGAGAGACACACTGCCCCAACTGTCTTAACTTGAGCCTGGAGATCCGTAGATTCCCAGAGGATCAGATACTCCGAATGAGTAACGCTCTCTAGCTTTGTAGCGAACATTACCTGTATCGAAATCACCGTCCATTGAAGTTTCAAGCGAAGTTCGCTCAAAGTGCTTCATGCCGTTAGGTATATCAGTAATGATATAAAACGCATTGGTGTCAGTCAGATAGTGATTGACTGCATAACCGCCAGGGATTGCTCCCATGTTTCTTATAGCGTTTAAGTCATTGTCTGATGTTCCAACTCTTTGCGTGGTTTCTAGCAATCTATCTGCTGTAAACATTAACGCAGGAGGAACAATAAGCGTTCTCGGTCTAGCCGCAATCAACAAACCTCTTTCATCAGTGAAAGCCGCAATGTCAATAATTGCATTTTCCAAAGATGTTTCATTGAGGTCAGCCGCTGTTGCAGGCCGATTACTATTTGTACCACCAGAAACGAGAGGGTGACCATCACCACCAGCAACGCCATCACCGCTTGCTGTAAACAAGTTAACGCCATCACCCGATTGGAATGAATTGGTGAAACCGTTATTAAGCGGATTAACAGCCTTGACCTGCTTGGTGTAAGCCATTGCTCTTGCTAGAGCCTTGGTATAACGAGCAGAAAGCGAATCGTAAAGATTGTCTTCCATCGCTTCCTCGGTTATAGCGAAACCCATACCAATAGTTTCATGGTTGTATCTAGCCGTGAAAGATTCTTGTGCTGAATCATAAGAGATTGCAGAACCTTCATTCTTCACAGGTGCGGCAGCAAAGCCTGATAGCTTCACTTCCTCTTCAAAAGAACGATCAGAGCTTTCTGTCTCATAAATGAGAGTATGCTCGTCTTCGTACTTTTCATACTCCAAACCAAACAGGGCATTCAACCCAGGCAGGAGTTCTTTCAGCATTTGCGCTCTTGAAATAGCCATTAATTATACTCCAAGCTTGGTTTCGTATGCATGACTTAGAGGCAGGTAGGTTACAAGACAATCGGTGAATGCATCACCAACTGTGCTGTTCGGGCCTTCCACAAACTCAAGAACACGAAGGGGTAGTGTATTTGTCGTAGCAATAGAGCCGCCATCAAGGGCGTTCTTACTACGTCCGATTGCAGTTGATCCTGCTGTGCTGACTGCTGAAACATTGTTTCCAAGTCCAGTCTGTGCAATAGCCTCATCAGCCTGCATTTTGAATACTAACTTAGGATCGTCAACCACATAAGCCATAATGTCCGATGCCGCTGTAGAGGCAGGGAACTGCTGGTTAAATGTTAATTGACTTGTAGATGGGTCAGTGTAGGAACATCCTACAAAGATACCAACTGTACCAGCGACAACAGACGTTGTTACTGCGGCTTTTTCGAGTGTGCCAGCCGCAACTAGCTTAACGAAATCACCGTAAAAAATAGCAGTAGCGTAACCACTCGCAATCTTGATATGTCGGACTTTACCACTGTAAGAGCCGCTTGCACTCAAGGTATTGACAGGTTCCGCACCATTTGGGGTAGCAGAAGTAGCCATATTTATGACCTCCTATTAATTAAGAAACCACCCCTACCCAGGGATTAGTTTCTTCCAAAAGTTGTCCTCGTATTCCTCTCTGGTTTAAGCATAGGCATACGGGGGTCATTTTCCCTAAGATAATTATTGTCTACAGATTCCATTTGATTATTAGCCATTTTCTGAAAATGCTCAGACCTTGACTTCATCTTTTCTTCTGGTGCTTTGCATAAAAGCAATCCACCAACTTCGATGTTACCTACAAACTTGGAATTAATATCAGACTCTAGCATGAGTTCTGGATGGTCATCGGCCTTTACAGGCTCCCAACCTTCTCGAAACATTCTAGATGTATGAGTTCCATCACTTTGACCCATAATACTTGTCCTGACCCAACGAAATACCCAGCCGTCTTTCGGGGCTGGATTGGGAATTACAGAAGCAGGTGTCCAAGAATCACTCGGTCTAGTGTAATTATCTCTTTCTTCAATATCTCTAGGGGTGCGCTCTTCAGTCATTGGTAGTCTCCTGACTATACATATTTAGCATATTGCTCGTCTGTTAAACCCAGCCTCTTAGCGAGAGAGCGTTGGGTTGCCGAAAGCCTCACTGTGCGCGGTTTAGCTCCATTGTTTCTTGTCGTGGGAGCCACCACCTGCGAAGGTTGAGAGGCAGGTGAGGTGCGGGCTTGTGGAACATTGCCATCCTGCCAATCGTGATCTGGAAACGCTCTTCTGACCGTTTCATCGATTTGTTTAAAATACTCAGGGGTATTCGGTACTACCCCTTGCTTCACAAGAGAAGCATGTTTTCCGTAGGCAAGAGAGGTCATTTCTTCATAACCTTCTCTCATAAACCACGGATTTTTTGTTGCCCATTGTTGAGCTTCTGGATCTATCTGTCTTTGCTGGACAGGCTGTTGAACAGGCTGTTGAACAGGTTGTTGTGCTGGTTGCGGTGGTTGCCAATTTTCCTGTTGAGGTGCTGGTTGATTACTCATACTTTGAGCATATCTATCAGCTTCGCTTAACTCCGCTGTAGCTTTGGTTAGAGCTTCTTGAGCGTTAACAACATTGTCTGTGTCACCCTCTTCATAAGCTTTTCTATACTGTTCTTTTGCTTGATCTACAGCCAAAGCCGCACGTTCTTTTACCTGATTGATAAGAGCTTGTTCTCCTCGACCAATCAAAGACTCGTATTCTCTGTTTTTCTCTGCTATCTGTTGAGCAACACGAAACGCTTCATCTCGCTCTTGCATCGCAGATTGCGTCTTACGTCTCTCTTCGTGAGATTCGTATTTCAGCTTGTTGATTCTTTTCTGAACCCTCTTGCTGTAATTTGGCAGTTCATCGTCTGTCAATTCACCTTCTTCGGAATCAGAGGCTTCTACAACTTCTTCTTCTTCAACAGGTTCTTCTTGTTGTTGACCGCCTATCTTGGTGCGTACACCAAAGAACTTATCTTCTTCTGTTTGTACCGATTCTTGTTCGCTCATGCCTTAACAATCCCCCTTGGGTCTTCGACTACAGCTTCAACGCTGTCATCGTTGATTAATCTGAATTCCTTTCCGTGGACTTTGAATCTAGTGCCGCTATAAGAGCGCATTAGAATCCAATCTCCTTCTTTGCAGAAAGGCCCAGATGGAAATCTTTTCTTATCGTTATAACAGTCTGGCCCCAGTTTGGTGACAAACCCAACGATAGATCCGATCTCTTCCTCATAGAGAGTCTTGTTAGACTTGATAATACCGCCATCAAACTCCTTCTCAGGGTCTGGCAGTGCGATCAGTATTTTATATCCCGAAGGATCAGGCAACTGATGTGCCTGTCGAGCCTCTTCGGACTCGTCTTCTTTGTAATCCGCTAACCATTCTTCAGTTGTCTGATCTTCAGGTAGCTTCTTATCTTTTGCTAATGCTTCCATTAGTTTCTTTCCCTTGCACTGGAGAAGAGCGTCCAGAGTCGCTTGCGCTGTTACTTACAGCGATATCCTTTAATGGAGGAATATGATGTCTTCTGCCACAACCTCTACATTTCGAGGCGAGAGTTCCATCTTTAAGTTCCCAATATGGGAGAAGTTGACCCCCACAAGGACAGATCATTTCTCATATTTCTCTTTTAAGTCAAGTATTTCTCGTTCAGCAACAGCTAAACCTTCAATAATTCCACAGCATTTTGCGTAGTCTTCAAGCGTTTTACAACCCCCTCCGCTTACATGATCTGCCATTTCATTCATTTGCGTCCTTAAAACGCTCTTTAAATGGTCAAATATGTTGTTTTCAGAGAGATTACTCATTGTTAAAGACATCTTTTGCTATCTCTACGCCTAGCTTTGCGCCTTCGATTTGTTCTTTAGAAGCTATCCGTTTAGTTTCTAATTGATCTCTTTCGTTATCTTCTGAAATACGAACAGCGAGTTTGGCTTGTTCTATCTCCATATCTTGATCTGCTTTCTGTTGATCAAGTTGAGACTTCATCATTGCCTTCTGAGATTCTAGCTGTAACTTAGCCTGCTCTATCATGGCTTTACTCTGCGCTTCCATCTCTTTAATTTGCAGTTCTCGCTGTTGCATTTGAATAACAGGGTCTTCTTGCATCTGCTGATTCTGTTGCATTTGCTGTTCCTGCATATTCTTTCCAAGCAACTGTGCGGCTGCTGGTGCGACAAGCTCTGATATTCTGTATTCAATGTCTTCAGGCAACTTCTCGCCAGGTAGCGGAAGCTTCGTGCCAAGTTCTTTCTCTATCTGCTGTCGATACAAGAAGGCCAAGTGTTGCTGGACATGTGCGGCAAATGCGGCCTGTATCTTCCCTGCATCGGGTGCTTGAGACAAAAGCTCTTGTATCTTGGGGTCTTGCATTGCAGACATGTGAACTTGTATGTGCGCTTCGTGATCCTGATAGTAGTACGCCTTCACAGGCTTGCCGTTTATGATGTCCATGTTCTCTGACACAGGATCTGTTGGTGCTATATCGTCTTCGGTAGGGACAATCTTCTCTGCATCCCTAATATTAAGCACTTCGAGCATCTGACGGTGCAATAATGGCAAGTCATACATCTGTGGTGCTTGTGCAGATAGCTGTAATGCCGCCTGATACTGCATAATTCGCTGTGCCATCGTCCCTGCATTAGGATCACTTACTGGAATGATGTCTACTCGGTCATCGAAGTCCTCTGATACAGGAATTTCGCTGTCCATAAGGTACGGATACGCTTGTGGGCCGTAATCTCGCACCAAATTAGACAATAATTTTAGTTCATCTCGCATTGAAGCGTGTAATCTGGCCTGAACTGCACTCATAACTTTCATTGAACGCTCTAAAATTGCCAAAGTAGTGCCAACTGGGGCTTCTGCGTTCATGTCTGCCGCTTTTACGTCAGCCGCAGACGCAAATCTTCGTCCTTCCTCTACAATATTGCCCAAAAGTTGGTACAAAACTCCGCTTGGCTCTTTGTAGGGCAGGAAACTTATGTTTTCTTTGATCGAACCGCCTGGAACGTCCACATCTCTGAACTCTCCTGGCATGATTGGGGTGTCATCACCCTTAATTCGTAGACCTCTGGCCTTCAAACCTCCAGGTAGGTTGCTCAAAGTACCTGCATCTACCAGTTGTCGGAGCAAAGAGGTGGCTGATTTGGCTAATCCACCGATCATGTGGATCAAACCAAAGCCGTAAAAGCCTAAACCTGGGATATACTGGTAGTGAACAAAGTGTTCTCGCTTGTTTTTGTACTGATCTGACTCGTACCAGTTGCGTCTGATAGCCAAAATCTCTCTGGAACCTAGATCAATGGTCACTACATAGGGCAAGTGAATGCCTGTAAGCTTTCCGTTCTGTGAATCTTCAAAGCCAGGTAGGTCTAAATCAACCTGCATTTCTAATAAGGTGTGCCTAGAGTCTGATTCGTAGCTACCGTTGTCTCCAGTTAGCTCGTTATACTTCTCTTTCACTCTATCAGGGTCTGGTGCGCCATCTTGTAAGTCCATGTCAAGGTAGAATCCTGACACTTGAAGCTTCCTAATATCGTTAGGACTCTTCTTCATTACATGTGTAGCACGTTCACAGGTTGCTAAATCAGACGCACCATAGCTTACAACGAAGTCTTCAGCAGGAACGAACATACTGCAAGGTCTTCCCATAGTGGGATCGTAGTAAACTTTCCTAAACGCAGAGCCAGCCAAAGGTAGCGAAAATAGCATCCTCTCCGTTTCGGTGCGATATTCTGTCATTTTCTCAGTGACAAGATAGTTTAGGTAATCTTGGACGCGATGTGCCTGTTTCTCTTTATCATCATTGATTGCCCCTACGATACTTGTCTTTACAGGACCACTAGCAGGAAACAGTTCTTGTATGGATTGAGACTGAAACCTTATAACTGCCTCTGTTAAAAGGGGATGGAACACACCACATGCCCCATCCCAGGGGGTAGTTCTTTCTTCATGCTTCAAGCCAAGCAGTTCAAGTCCGTCTATGTAAGACCTTTCCCAATCTGCTCTGCTTTCTTTGTCTGTCTTGTATTGACCTATCAGGTCAGATGCCATGATGTTTAATTCTTTTGGATCAACCACTTCCGCTAGATTCGCATCATGGGACATGCCCATCATCTCGCCCATACTGGGATCAAAGTCAATTAACACACCGCCATCAGGCGTTTCAATAGAAACCGACTCAGGGTTTTCTATTTCAATTTCAACTTCGCCCATATCCTGATTTACAGGAAGGGGCGTACCCAAGGGGCGATCAATAGCCATTTAGCCATTCTTCCCGAAGTATTGAGTTCTAGCCGCACCAGATCCTCTAGCAACGGTTTTACCGCCAGCCGCATAACCTTTAGTCTTGCCGCCTTTAGCCATTCCTTTTGTTTTTCCACCTTTGAAGTAACCTTTTGTCTTGGGAACCTTACCGCCACCCATCATCTTGCCTTTTCCGTCAGCCGCAAAAAATGGCACTTCGTCACCAGCTTTATTAGTAACCATTGGCAGTTTCTTGCCTCCTGCCATTCTCTTGGGCATCATTTTAGTACCCATCTTAGATTTCATCATCAGGTTCTCCCGAATACATGTTATCAAAGACTTGGTTTACATCTAAGGTGTAATCCAAATCAGATTTAGAATAGTGAATATGTTGTGATGGTCTGAAGTCTGGCGCACCTTCTCCTGTCTCAAACCATGCAGGATGTGTGACTCTCACCCTGTTATTGGGTAATGCCACGATGTTACCTGTCCACTTGCCAGCGTCTAGTAATTCCATGACATGGCTTTGTTTGTGTTGTGCAGGATCATCAGCAATTTCATTGTCAGTGTAATCGACTGTAAAATAATACTTTGCAGGATAGAACTCACCGTCTATCTTAGCAATCCAAGGACAAGGCGTTGCCCGATCTAGCACATACACAGAATGTGTTCTTGAAGAACAGTCCCAAGGTTGTGCCGCCCATACAGGCATTGGTTCAGGCCATTCTTCTAGCGGTGTGTCGGCTACCAATCCTGTGATTGGCATTCTTGCCCACATCGCACCGCCATGTATGTTTTCTTCGTTTTCATCATCGTAAGTTTCTGCGCCAGTGAATATCATCTGGAAGCTGAGAGAACGACACGGCATGGTGGTAACTGCAATCGCCATCGCATGGATAAACTCTCCATGATATTTTTGGTGATTGTGTGTGTATTCTTTCCTAACCCAACATTTAAAGTTTGGGATATTGCTTTGCAAAAATGCCACTAATAATACTCTGCTCGTCTGGAATAAAAGGGTTCTTCATCCTCATCAGACCCCAAACGCAGGAATCCTCCTTGTCTGAATCGGAGCAATGCTTGTGTTGACGAGTCAACCAAGTCATCGTGTTCGCCTGCTGGGAAGGATGCAAACTCTTCTATCACCTCTTCCGCAAACCTAGTCTCAGGACACCAGACAATGCCAGACGCAAATAGATCTGACACTGCGTTAACCCTTGAAATCTTATCGTTTCCTCTGCTTGGCGTGTATTCGGATACAGGAATGCCCATTGCTCTTAGTTCAAATATAAGAGGGGTTCCAGCCGCCTTTGCTTCAACGATGCAGGCATCGGGTTCAAATTCATTATAGAACTCAAACGCACATTTTTTTAGTTCAGGAAACTCCAGCCTTTCTTTGTATGCATCAAGTAATATGATGTTGGGCTGTGTGACTCCTGTGTCATCAGGGTGGTAAAATACCCCCCAGGTGGTGCAAGCAGAGTAGTCTGCTCGTTGTGTTTTTAGAAAAGCGGTGTCCCATGATTGGATGATAAACTCGCACTGAGGCGGTCTTTCCTCTTCCCATTTCTTCCACCATTCTCTTTTAACTAATGCGCTCTCTTCCGAGGACGGGTCTTGCTGATATTGTGCTTGCCACTTAGG